AACAGTATGAGCTTGTTACATGCCATTCATAAAATAATTGTTTTGTAGCACTTGACTTTTTATAGTTAGACTCTGAAATACGCAGACTACAAATTAACACAGGATCGCGGGCGCACGTTTATGCTTGATGCTATGGATGTGGATGAATCCAATTTTGTGGCGTCTGCCGGAAACGTTATGGGCGAGTTCCAGCGTACACAGGTTATCCCGGAAGTGGATGCGTTCCGCTACTCTAAGATTGCGGCTTTGGCAAAAGGCGCATCCCATGAAACGGCAACTTTCACGCCGGATAAAACAAACGTGCTGGAAAAACTGGATGATGAAATTGCAAAAGTGCAGGACATTGTTGGTGAAGGAGAACCGCTTGTTATTATTATGGCTACTTCGATCCGCACTATCCTGAACAACGCAAAAGACATTACTAAGTACTTGGATACGGCGGACTTTAAAGCCGGTGCAATTACTACCAAAGTAAAAACATATAATGAAATTCCGATTCTTTCCGTACCTTCCGCCCGCATGAAGACGGCGTATGTATTCAACGATGGGAAAACCGCCGGGCAGGAGAAAGGCGGTTTTAAGCCGGATACTGCTGCAAAAGGAATTAACTGGATTATCATTGCCCGCCGTGCACCGATTGCGGTTTCCAAGACGGACAAGATCCGCATCTTCGAACCGAACGTGAATCAGAAGGCCGATGCGTGGAAGCTGGATTACCGCAAATTCCATGATCTCTGGATTCCGACAAACAAGCTGGCCGGCGTATGGGTTAATACCGGGGCATAAGGAGGTAAATTATGGAAAGATTAACCAGATTGAATGAGGTGCAGTATACAGAAAGCGATTTCCAGAAAGAGAAACTAATCAAAGAGGGATTCATTCTTGATGGGGACTATGGCGCTGATAATGGTGCTGATAATGGTGCTGCTGCACTGGATAAGATGACCAAGCAGCAGCTTGTTGATTATGCGGAAGCTAACGGAATTGATATTTCCGGTGCGGATACAAAAGCCGACATCCTTTCTCTGATCAAGGAGTAATTCTTATGATTGCCGATGTAAAAATCCTCATTAAGGGCGCGACCGGGTATGATGTCAAAGATTCTGATATGACATTGCTGGAATACATCTATCAAGGAGATTTGCAGCATGTCCTGAACAGCTGCAACTTGAAAGAAATCCCTGATGAGCTGCAGCGTACTGTAGATGAAATGACAGCAGGCAGGTTCATGCAAATGAGCAAGGCAGCTATTTTAAGTGCTGATGAGCTTGACGTCGTAAAATCCATAAAAGAGGGCGATACGACGGTAGAGCTCGGTGGAACTTCGGCAGAACAGAGGCTGGATGCGCTGATTGCGTTGTGGACAAAGGAGCGTGATTTAGGATGCTTCCGAAAGTTGCGCTGGTAAAATCACGGAAAGCGATTGAGAGTCTGTATGCGGATACCTGCAGGATTATTACGGAAAAGGATACCGTAGATCCAGATACGGGAATTGTAAAAACGGTAAGGGTGACCTCTGCGGAGTACCCTTGCCGTATTTCTTACAAGAATTTGCCCGCGACCGGCGGTGATGGCATTCCTGTTATAACACAGTCCGTTACTTTGTTCTTGTCTCCTGAAATTGATGTGCCTGCAGGCGCTGATGTTAACGTGGTACGGCAAGGGCGGCCTCTGCATTTTAAATCTGCAGGTGTATCTGCTGTCTATGATAACCATCAGGAAATCAGCATGGAACATCGGGAGGTGCACGATGGCTGATGTAACTGTAGATTTCAGAGGCTTTGAGGAACTGCAGAAACGAATTGCTGAATTGAATAGTTCCGCAATGGAAGAAGCCAAACGGCAAAGCATGAAAGAGATGGCAGCCGTGTATCTTGCTGAGGCGAAAAGGGCTACTCCGACGAGAGGGGTTCAAACCGTTGAAAGAAACGGCGTGACAATCACAACTAATTCCGAACATATAAAACGTTCGTGGAATGCCGGAGCTGTTGAGCAGAATGGCAGGGAGTACAAAATTAAAGTATTCAATACGGCATCTTACGCTTCTTATGTCAATGATGGCCACAGGCAGCAGCCGGGTCGGTATGTTCCTATTCTGGGTAAACGATTGGTGGAAAACTGGGTAGACGGATTGAACATGGCAGAAAAAGCAGAGAAAGCAACGGAGCGGCGGTCTAAAGATATTTTGCGTCGAAATATTAACAGGGTGTTATCGAGGTACAGTACATGACGATAATTAATGAGATAATCAAAGGCATCTCATCAAAACTGCATAAGCTGACTAAATATCCCGTGTATGTGGACGTAAAAAAGAATCATGTCGTATTTCCGTGCTTTTATCTGAAGCAGCTGGATCAGTCACAGGAACTGTCTGTCGGTAACCGTTACTGGCAGGATCATAGCTTTGATATCTGGTTCATGCCGAATGCGGCCGATGAAGTTTCAGATGTCAGGGAAGAAATTCACAAGATGGCAGAAGCATTCTTTGTAGAGCTGGAGTATATTACTCTTTCGGATGGATCTGTCATTCGGGGGACAGACATGCATTACCGCACGACTGACGGCGCACTCCACTTCTTTGTTTCTTATAATCTATTTATTTTAAAAGAACGGGAAAAAGCAGAAAAAATGCAGAGTTTAAAAGCGGAAGGAGCCATAAAAAATGGCAGCTAAAAAAGAAGAACAGACAGCGTCCGAGGAGCGTTTCGATGGCGTAACGATTGTTAAATCCGCCAAGTACAAACGCTATGCGGACATTTTGACGCATTTACTTAACGAGGGAGGGCAGTATACGCATTCCCAGATTGATAAATTGCTGAAAGATGCGTTAAATCAGCCTGTCAAACAGGATATTAACTAAAGGAGGTAACTATGGCATTAGGTGGCGGTACCTGGCTTTTTCAGAATAAGAAATTGCCCGGTACATATATCAATTTCATTTCAAAAGACCGTCCGATGACGGATATTGCCGACCGCGGTTATGCGGCGATGGCGCTTGATCTGGATTGGGGTATAAGCGGAGCTGTCTTCCGCGTGGAAGCGGAAGATTTCCAAAAAAACTGTCAGAAGATCTTCGGCTATGATTATGGCCATGATAAAATGAAGCCTTTGCGCGATTTGTTTATCAATCTGAAGACAGGGTATTTCTACCGTTTAAACAGCGGCGGCGAGAAAGCAAAGAATACATTGGCAACGGCAAAATATGCGGGAACCAGAGGAAATAATTTATCTACTGCAGTACAGAGCGACCCAGATAACAGCGGAAAGTTCATCGTGTACACTTATCTAACGACAGACGGGCTTCTGAAAACGGTAGATAAACAGTCTAACATCAGCAAAGGCGCGGATTTACAGGATAATGATTTTGTTGTATTCAGCAAAACCGCGACGCTTACTGTAAAAGCGGCGGAACCACTGACCGGGGGCACGAACGGAACAGCGGTTACTGTTTCCGAGTATCAGTCTTTTATCGAGCATATAGAGCCGTATTATTTTAATATTTTAGGATATGCGGGCTCTGATGAGACAGTACAGTCTTTGCTGATTAATTTCACAAAGCGCTGCCGTGAAAACACGGGCTCAAAATTCCAGCTTGTTATTTACGGCAAGACCAAGGTTAATTATCCCGGCGTTATTTCTATTAAGAATAATGTGACAGATACGGGCGCTGAAAAAGGATCCTTAGTATACTGGCTCACTGGGAAAGAAGCGGCATGTGCAATTAATGCAAGCTGCACGAACGCAATCTATGACGGAGAATATACGGTCAATACAAACTTCAAGCAGTATGAGCTTGAACAGGCGGTCAGCGATGGCATGTTCATGTTCCATAATGTCTCCGATTCGGTATCCGGCAATGTATTAGGCGATACCCGTGTTCTGACGGATATTAATACTTTCACGGAAGTAACCAAGGCGATGAATAAGGATTTTACACTGAATCAGGTCATCCGCGTGCTGGATAATGCGGCAATTGACATTGCCCGACTGTTTAACCGGATTTATCTCGGTAAGGTACAGAATGATGCTGATGGGCGAATTTCTTTGTGGAAAGACGGTATAGCGCTGTTTGAAGAATACCAGCGTGTCAGGGCGATTCAGAACTTTGTAGATGATGACTTGCCTGTACCCACGCAGGGCGAAGAGAAAACCGCCGTTCTGTGGACATTTGAAATCCAGCCGACGGCATGCATGGAAAAATTATATTGTACCGTGGTGGTAGCATAAGAAAGGAGATAGCTCATGGCAGATGAAATCAGCGCAATCCGTACGATGCTGGCCAAGGATGTTATTTCAGCAAAACTGGCCAGCGCCTATGTGACGGTAGATGGAAATAGATACTTGCTGTTTCAGGCAAAGAGCCTTGAAGCAACGATCGAAAAAGAGAAAGAAGAAGTTGCCATTCTGGGGCGCCTGATGAAAGGGAATAAGTCCGTGTCCGCTAAGGGAAGCGGTACACTGACAATTTACAAGAATACTTCGCTCTTTGAAAATATGATGCTGAAATACGTCAATCAGGGAGTAGATACTTACTTTGATCTGCAGGTTGTCAATAATGACCCGACCAGCGAAGCAGGAAAACATACTGTGATTCTGACCGGTTGCAATATTGATAAAGGTACTGTTGCCGGGTTCGATGCAGAAGGTAAGTGGCTTGAAGATGAGATTTCATTCACTTTTGAGGGAATCAAAGTGCCTGAAAAATTCAAAGAACTTGATGGAATGAAAGCGTAGTAGTGGCGGGGATATTCCCGCCTATTCTTTTGTGAAAGGAAAACCAAATGGCTGAAAAAACATTAAAAGCATTTTTTAAAGAAAACGTTATAAAAAAAGCACCGGTACAATATACCGCATCAAAGAGAATGGTTGGTGAAGACGGAAAACCCGTGCCGTGGGAAATCCGCGTACTGACTAATGAAGAAATGGACAGTCTGCGTGATGCCTGCACGAAACGAATTCCGGTCAAAGGAACTAAGGACTGGAAGATGGAATTTGATCAGGATAAATTCATGATCGAAATGACACTGAAATCTGTCGTATTTCCTAATCTGAACGACGCAGAACTGCAGGGGAATTGGGACGCAATTGGAGCGGAAGAGTTACTTAAAGCTATGCTGACACCGGGCGAGCTGGCGGACCTGTATTCTGCCGTATCTCAGGCGTCTGACTTTGAGGCAGGCATGGGCGATAAGATCAAGACGGTAAAAAACTCTTAAAGGCAAAGGATCTGGATGCGCATGTGGCCTATTTTTCGCTTATTAAGCTGCATAGGCTGCCGCACGAGATTTTTACTTTGCCGGAACACGAATTGGCTATGATTTATGCTTTTGTTGATGAATACATCAAATCAGAGAAAAAGCAGGCGACCAAATTGAAACGCAAATAGAAAGGGGGCAGCAGATGGCAACACTGCAGAACTACATCAGTCTTCGGGACGGTGTCAGCCCGATGCTTGAAAAAATGAGCCGTGCAGCTCACACCGTATCAAATAAGTTAAACATCGCCAGCGGAAGCGCCCGGAACGCCGGAGATTCTTTCGGTTATGCTGCTGAAAAAGCGGGGCTGTTTAAGAGCATCCTTGCCGGCAACATTGTCGGGAATGTCATCATGCGCGGGCTGGATAGTATTGCAGGTTCTATTTCAGGAGCTGTAGCATTGGCCGATGAATATACAAGCTTGAATGCCAGACTGGCGCTGGTAGCCGGTTCACAGTCCAACGTGGCCGCACTAAATGATATGATTTACGAATCCGCGCAACGAGCACGTGGCGGGTATATGGATATGGCAAAAGCCGTGGCCAGCCTTTCCGTTAATGCCCGTGACGCTTTTCCCGACCCGCGAAAAACAGTGCAGTTTATGGAAGGTATGCAAAAGCTGTTTGTTATCGGCGGCGCATCTAAAGAGAATCAGCAGTTCGCCATGCTGCAGCTGCAGCAATCATTGGCCAGCGGACGTCTGCAGGGCGATGAATTCAGGTCTATCACTGAAAACGCACCAATTTTGCAGGATATGATTGCTAAAACAATGAAGGTTTCCCGCGGCGAGTTGAAACAATTGTCTGCACAGGGGGAAATCACGGCAGATATCATCAAGCGGGCTATATTTGAAAATATGGATGAAATCAATGATAAATTTGAGAGTATGCCAAAACGCTGGAGCGATCACTTTACAGATTTCAAAAATGTAGTATTGAAATCTTTTGCGCCGATTGCGGAACGTATCAATCGTCTGGCAAACAGTGAAGGTGTCCGTTCTATGTTCAGCATGCTGAAAAACGGAGTCAAATCTATTATGCCTGTGCTTTACGCGGTTATTGGCGGTGTGGAGAAGTTTGTTAATATGTTCACTGCAGGAATTTCCACCGTGGCGTCATTTGTACAGAATCACAGCCTGCTTATGCAGATGGCACTTATCGCACTGGGCGGGTATCTGGCATTTGTCGGAACGATGGCGCTTGTTTCTGCCGGACAGATGGCGCTGGCAGC